CATCCTGAACGGCGGGGCGACGTCAGCTACCGATACGACCGAGGACTGGGCCGATGGCGCGGAGCACACCCTGGAGGTGTATGTGTCGGCCGGCGGGGTGGTGACGTTCAAGATTGACGGTGATGTGCCCGGCACCACGGCGGCGTTCACGTTTGATGACTCCGAGGTGGTGGTGCCGTTTTTCTATTTTTTGCATGCCTCGGACGTGGCCGGCGCGGTGACGCTGTCGGACTGGGAGGTGGGATTGCAGGATGCATAGATCGACAACCAATCTCCCGGGGTATCGGCCCCGGGGTAACGACGAATTGAATACCGTCCTGCGGGCTCGTTGAACGAACGAATACCGGCGGGCGGCTCAAGGAGGCGATGAACATGGAAGACATGAACAAACCAAAGGCAGTGGAAAGCAGTGCGGAAAACGCACGGAATCTGATTATGGCCCAGGCCAAGGCGAAGACCGAAGTTGACGGCGCGGCTGAATCTCTTGCCCCGCCGGCGGGTGACCAGGGGAGTGCTCCCGATGATCGACCGGACGATCATGGGAAGACATCCACTGATGTCGCACCGCAGGCGGATGGCGGGAATAATTCAGGCGACGATACGACGGCGGCTCCCGAGGCCGGGGCGGCAGCAGATCCGGAACAGGAGACAGACGGAACAGACGACGGAGCAAAGGACTGGAAATCGGAATATGACCGCCTGGCGCACAAACACGAGGTGCTTCAGGGGAAGTATAACGCCGAGATCAAGGACGCATTGCCGAAAGTGAAGGCGGAAAACCAGTGGCTGCACGACAAAGTGGCGCAGTTGCAGGCGGAGCTGGATCAGGCGAGGCAGCAGGCGGCGAAGGCCCCGGAAGGCGGGGAAGGCGGCGGGCCTGTGGATATGAGCCAGATCGATCCGCAGGCGTTTTCTGATTACGGGCCGGAGATTGTGGCGATGGCCGAGACGTTGAAGCGCGTGACGTCGGAGCTGAGCAACGTCAAGCAGACGACCGAGCAGGATCGCCAGCAGGCGCAGCAGGCGGCTGAGCAGGAATACTGGCAGCGGTTGTATTCAGCGGTGCCGGACTTTGATCGGCTGAACTCGAGCCCTGAATTTCTTGAGTGGCTGAATGGATGGGGTACGGACCGTGCGGGCAATCGCATGCTGCGGAACACCATGCTTCAGCAGAGTCATTCGCGGGGCGATGCGGCGGGCGTTGTTGCCGTTTTCCAGGACTTTCTCGACGAAAAAAACAACCCACCGGCCCAGCCGGGTTCGCAGGAGAATCCGCCGGCCCGGCAGCAGCAACAGCAACAGCAGCAGCCGGGCCATCAGCCGAATATTTCGCCGGCGGCAAAAGCGGGCAATGCACCGATTACGCCGCCGGATGACAACAAAACGTATACCCGGGCGCAGGTGAACACGTTTTTCAAAGATTTGTCTGCCGGGAAGTTTAAGGGCCAGCAGGAATGGGCCCAGGCTGAAAAGGCAAGGATTCTGGCTGCGGGCAGGGAGGGCCGGATTCTTTAATAGGAGAAAGCACGATGGTACCTGCAGCGAGTGGATCACCGCAATACAGCGGTAATTTTGTCCCGGAGATATGGAGCGGCATGCTCAACGAGAAGTTCTATGCCGTTGATATTTTCCCCGGGATTGCCAACACCAACTGGGAAGGCGAGATCAGCAACCAGGGGGATAAGGTGTACATCCGGAATCGCCCGGATATCACCATTCATACCGGATACGTGAAGGGGCAGAAGCTCACGATTGAGCACCCGGACACGCCGGTGACGGAATTCGAGATCACGCGGGCGGCGTATTTCTCGTTTGTGTGCGATGACATTGACGCCCATCAGTCGGACCTGGACCTGATGGAGGAATGGAGTCTGGACGCAGGCGAGCAGATGCGGACCGCGATTGACGAGGAAGGTCTGGGTGACGTGTATTCGGATGCGGATTCAGACAACTCCGGCACAACCGCCGGTAAGGATTCGGAAAGTTATGACCTGGGCGCGGCGGGCGATCCGGTCCTGGTGACCAAGGAGAACGTGGTGGATCTGCTGATGGATATGTCCGCGTGTATGGACGAGCAGAACCTGCCCGAGACCGGCCGATGGTATGCCCTGCCGAACTGGATCAACAACATGCTGAAGCGGTCCGACCTGAAAGACGTTTCCATGACCGGCGACTCAAAAAGCCCGATCCGGAACGGCAAGGTGGGGGAAATCGACAACATTCCCGTTCACAAGTCCAACCAGATCAAGAGCACAACCGATTCCACGGGGTATAAGTGCTACTACCCCATGGGCGGCCACAAGTCGGCCATTACGTTCGCGTCCCAGATGACGGAGATGGACGACCTGAAGGACAAGGATGTGTTCGGGCGGATCGTGCGCGGACTGAATGTGTACGACTGGGAGACCGTGAAGGATGACGCCCTGGTGGTTGCGTATGCCCGCAAGGGTTAACCCATACCGGCAGGGGGGCGTGGTGGCGCCCCCACTGCCTTAACCTGCATATGTAAGGAGAGAAAAAACAATGGCTACCATTGATATGACATTCAGCAGCTCCGGGGCAGCGCTTCCGGGCGTTTCTGCCGGGTGTTGCTACAAGCTGGAAAAGACAATTGATTTTGCCGAGGTGCTGGCCGAAAAAGAGTCGGCACTGGCGGCCGACGACATCATCAAGGTGTTTGATATTCCGATCAAGCACGCGGTGATGGCGGCCAATATTCACCCGGTGGTTGCGGCAGACGCCACGACCCTGACCCTTGACCTGGGCTTTACCAGTTCGCCGGAGGCGGACCCGGACAATTTTGTGGACGGGTTTGATGCGACGCAGACCAGCACCGACGGGGTGCCGGTTTTTGCCGCGCAGGGATACACCACGGCGGCGACGACCCTGGACATGGAGCTGGCGACCCTTACCGGCACCCTGACATCGGGCCAGGTGAAGGTTGTGGCCTGGATCGTGGACATGAGCTGAGCCGGGCGGATCGGCATGATTTGAATTATTTCATTACCCCGGGCGGTGCGCCCGCCCGGGGTTTTTCAACAAGCAAAAGGAGGATGCAACGTGGCGAAATTTTTACAGAACAGAAACAACGGCATGGTGATCCCGTACAACACGATTGATGCGGCGAAAAAGAAGTTTATGGAGATCAGCGAAACCAGGGCGCTGCATCTGTTGGGCAAGGGGCCGGATGAGGTGCCTGAAAAGGTTGCCCCGCGGCCGGGGCGGATTCGGCATATTCCGCCGGCCACGATGGAGAAGCTGAACCGGGTGACGGTAGCGGATGTGGAAGCCCTGGATGCGTTTCTGGATGAGCTGTTGGCGCCGAACACAGATGCGGCCGTGGAAAACGGGAAGAACGATCCCGGGCGCGACGCTGATGAGGGCGGCCCGGCGGATGAAAACGAGGGTGCCGAGGATGCTGCCGCGGAAGGGACCGAAAAAGAGACCGGTTCACATCTGCCCCCGCCGAAAGAGCATGACGTTCCGAGTTGGACGGGGAAACCGCTGTCGCGGATGAGCAAGCTGGAAATGGCCAATTATGCGGCGGTGAAGTACGGCGAGGATGAGGACGAGCTGCTGACCAAGACCAAGAACGAGGTCTATGAGGCCGTTCAAAAGCTGGAAGACGAGGCGGCGTAAGGGGGCGGCATGCTGGTTGAGACGCTGATTCAGAGGGCCGCGAAAAAGTTCGGTGATTTTGATGGTGATGCCACCACGGATGCTGAACGGTATACCCGGACCACGGTTGAGGACTGGGTGGCCAATTACAACGCGGCGTTGCGGCAACTGGTGCTGATGCGGCCGGATGCCAATTACCAGGTGGATCAATGGCAGTTGACGGCCAATGAAACCCGCCAGGCGGTGCCGGATGCGTGCCTGCGGTTGATCAGCATTGACCGGAACATGGGCGATGACGGCAGTACGCCGGGGCCGCCGATACGGGAGGTGCCCCGGCAGGTGCTGGAGGATTACAACAGCGCATGGCATTCGGCGGACGGTGAAACCGAGGTGGAGTTTTACGCGTACGAGGTGGAGACCCCCGGGCATTTCTGGGTGTCGCCACGGGTGCATGCGTCAACGGCGGTGTATGTGGAGGGGGCTTATGGTTATGCTTTTGCGTCGGTGGCGTATGACGACGATTTTTCCACGGCCGAGGTGGCGTGTGATGACCAGTTTATCAACCCGGTGCTGTTCTGGATGCTGAAGGAGGCGTTTGAAGTGGATACGGATTCTGCATACGCCCTGGACATGGCCCGGAAGTACGAGGCGGCGTTTTATCAGGCACTGGGTCTGGAGTTTAAGGCAGCGGCCGGAATTGCCGGCGAAAGGACGGGCGGCTGATGGATTTGACGGATATACGGGACTGGATTCTGCCGGATGTGGCCGGGTGCCCAAAGGCCCTGGTGCTGTCGCGACTGCGGGAGGTGCTGGACGATTTCTGCAAGGAATCGTGGATTCTCCGTGCAGCTGCGGACGCTATCGACCTGGCGGCGGATACGGCGGAGTACGATATTTCGTTTACCGGGGATTATCTGCCGATTGCCATCTATGAGGCCAAAATCGGAGACGGGTCCACGGATGACAGCGAGATCAACATTACCACCGAGCGCAAGATGGACCGGATACGCAACTGGCGGACCCATGAGACGGCCGGCGATATTTCCAGCTGTCTGCTGACAGAGGACTATAAGGCCCGGGTGTATCCGATCCCGACCAGTGCGCCGAATAACGATCTGTACCTGACCTGTTATGTGACCGTTACCACGGACGCCACGGCGATTGCGGACCGGATCTATTATGACTGGCGGCGGGTGATCCGCCATGGGGTGCTGGGTGAGCTGATGGGGATCAATAAGAAGCCGTGGACGGACCTGAAGGCGGCGGCGTGGCATGCATCGGAATATTACAAGGGCCGGGCGCAGGCCAAGGGCCGGGCGTTGCAGGGCAAGGCGGAAAACAACATGGTGGCGGATTTTTCCGGGTCAACAATGTTTTAGCGGGGTGAAAGAAGATGGCGGATCAGCTTTTTGTAAACAATGTTAAGACGACCCTGGCGGCGGATATCACGAGCGACAGTCAGACCAGCATACAGGTGACGTCCGCGACCGGGTTTCCGGCGCCGACGGGCAGTCAGTATTTCATGATTGCGATTTACGACCAGCTGGGCGGGACGATGCAGGAGATGGTGAAGTGCACGGCAGTGTCCGGCGTGACCTGTACGGTGGTCCGGGCGCAGGAGGGCAGCACGGCCCAGAGCAGCATCTCCGCCGGCGCGATTCTGATTGTGGCGCCGCCGACAAAGGGGTCTTTTGAGACGCTGCAAACGGCGATTGCGGCGCGGCTGGTGGCGGCCAATGATCTATCGGACCTGGCGAGCGCGGCGGCGGCAAGGGGGAACCTGGGGCTGGGAAGCATGGCGACTCAGGATGCCGACGACGTGTCGATAACCGGCGGGTCGGTGGCTGGCATTACAGACCTTGCAGTGGCGGATGGCGGCACCGGGGCGAGCACGGCGGCGGCGGCAAGGAGTAATCTGGGGTTGGGGAGCATGGCGACTCAGGCCGCCGATAGTGTGGCTATTACCGGCGGGTCGATTACCGGTATTACGGACCTGGCCGTGGCGGACGGGGGCACCGGGGCGAGCACGGCGGCGGGGGCAAGGAGTAATCTGGGGTTGGGGAGCATGGCGACGGCCGCGCAGACAATCAGCACAAGCGACCCGTCGGGCGGGTCTAACGGGGATGTATGGTTTAAGGTGGCGAGCTGATGGGATTACATGTCAACGATAACGGAACGTGGAAGCTGGCAAACGAGGTGTGGGTCAACGATAGCGGGACGTGGAAACTGCCGAGGGTGTATGTAAATGATTCGGGGGTTTGGAAGCCTGTTGCGGGTTGGTGGATTTATTCGGGAAGCGAC